ATGTAAATGCATTGCTACCTGCGGCATTGCCACTATCATTATAAATGACATTAGTGTTTGATCCAGCGACTGGGCCAGTTGCACCTGTGAGTCCAGTTGCTCCAGTAAGACCTGTCGCTCCCGTTAGTCCAGTCGCCCCTGTAGGGCCTGTTGGTCCCACATCACCTGTAGCACCTGTGAGTCCAGTCGCACCAGTTAGTCCTGTTGCACCCGTGAGTCCCGTTGCTCCCGTCAAGCCAGTCGCCCCTGTTAGTCCAGTTGCACCTACTTCTCCAGTTGCACCTGTTTCACCTGTAGCACCAGTTAATCCAGTAGCGCCAATTGGTCCGGTCGCACCAGTTAAGCCAGTTGCTCCTGTTAGTCCTGTAGCACCTACTTCTCCTGTAGCACCCGTGAGTCCAGTGGCTCCAACATCACCTGTCGCACCTTGAGGTCCCGTACTACCTGTTAATCCTGTCGCACCAGTAAGACCTGTAGCACCAGTAAGACCTGTAGCACCTGTTTCTCCAGTAGCACCAGTAAGACCTGTAGCACCTGTTAGTCCAGTCGCCCCTGTAGGGCCTGTTGCTCCTGTCTCTCCTGTAGCACCTGTCAATCCAGTACTGCCTGTTAACCCTGTCGCACCTATAGGTCCTTGTATACCTGTTGCGCCTGTCTCTCCTGTGGCTCCGGTAGAACCTGTGAGTCCAGTTGCCCCAATTGGGCCAGTTGCTCCTGTTATGCCTGTTGCTCCTGTCTCACCAGTGGCACCAGTTAATCCAGTTGCACCAGTAAGTCCTGTAGCACCTATTTCTCCAGTTGCTCCGGTTAATCCAGTAGCACCAGTTAGACCAGTTGCGCCAGTAAGTCCAGTTGCTCCTGTTAGTCCTGTAGCACCTACTTCTCCTGTAGCACCAGTAAGACCCGTTGCGCCAGTTAGACCAGTAGCACCTGTGAGTCCTGTTGCTCCTATAGGTCCTTGTATACCTGTAGCACCTGTCTCGCCAGTAGCGCCAGTAGCGCCAATTGGTCCTGTACTACCTGTGAGTCCTGTAGCACCAGTCAATCCAGTTGCGCCTGTTTCTCCAGTTGCTCCTGTCAATCCAGTTGCGCCAGTGAGTCCAGTTGCACCTGTTTCTCCTGTAGCACCAGTACTGCCTTGCGGGCCTTGTATGCCTGTTGCTCCTGTTAGACCCGTAGCACCAGTCTCTCCAGTAGCACCAGTACTGCCTTGAGGTCCTGTACTGCCAGTTGCTCCTGTGCTACCTTGCGGCCCTTGTATACCTGTAGCGCCTGTGCTTCCTTGTGGTCCAGTACTACCAATTGGTCCTGTACTGCCTGTCGCACCAGTTTGACCTGTTTGTCCTGTTGCACCTGTACTACCTTGAGGTCCTGTACTACCAGTTGCACCTATAGGGCCTGTACTGCCAGTCGCTCCTATAGGACCTGTAGTACCTTGTATACCTGTCGCACCTGTAGCGCCAGTAAAGCCAGTCGCACCAGTGGGTCCTTGTGGGACTATCGCACGATCTACTTGTACTACTACGTTTGGTGTGGGTTCAATGTTTACTTGTACGACACCTGAGCCATTAACATTTACTTGATTTGCCATGTCATTGACTCCTTAATTATAAACGCCATCGCTTGCGACTAAGAACAGTAAGAATATGCTCTCGTCATAAGCGGGGGTAGTGCCACTCGCGGGAAAACTGATCTTGATTCTGCCTGTGAAACATGCTGGATCTGTGGCATTGATACCGAGATCAGGGTCACCAGGAAGTCCTGAGTATGTGACTTGCAAACTATCACGACCTATTGTAGCCCAAACTTCTTCGTCAATGACTAATGTGAATGTGCCAGCACTATTAACACGATTAGTGATACTTAATGATATGGGTAGTGCTTCAATGCGATTCATCGTCATTGAACCACTTGCTGTGCTTAATGCGAATACAGTGCCTGGCGTATATGTTGGTGCTGCACCACGTGTATCACTGATAGTAAATGTTGTGCTTGTTATAACTTCTTTGACATAAAATGTTGTATTGATTGTCACACCACCAAACACTGTGCCACGAAACTGTACAGGCATACCTATGAACAGTTCTGCTGTTGAAGTACAAGTCAATATGTTTGTGCTTGTAGTTGTCGCTGTGATGTCAGTTATCTTGCTGACTAATGGGTAGTCAGTTATAGTGAAATCATAACCACTTCTGCTGTCACGAAAATTTGTGATGGCTCTGCGAATTATAGTCGCGTCAATAGTCGCGCCTGTTAAATTGATTGGCGTAGTGCCTGTCTGCCAACCACTTGGGTAACTTGTGATGTTACTCCATGCTAAGTTCCAGAAATCTTTTTGATTGTATACTAGTTCTTGTGCTAGTACTTGCCCATCAAATCCACCGACTTGATTGAGCGTGTTTTGACTGAATTTTGCCATCTTCGCTTCCTCGCGTTATGACCATACCATGCTACCTCGCAGATGTATGGTGTATATTATTATTTATGACAAACATGTCCATATTTCAACATGTTCATTAATAGATTGTTGGTCCCAATGAACAACTAAGTATCCAATATTTTTTGAAATACTTAATGAATTAAAAGTAACATCTATAGTAGAAGTATTAGAAAATTGACTTAATAAATTTTGTGTTAAAATATAATTTGCATTTGCATTATCATATTGATATATTGCTACTCTATCTAATTCTTTCGTACCTGAAGTTACAGTAAATCGTAATGTTGAACCTATAATCGTGCCTTCACTGTTCATATCCAATGCAGGTCTATTTAAGGTATTACCGATAACATTACCATAAAATGTATTTAAAAGTGACCATATATTGCCTGATTTTCTGTATATACTTGTATAATCATCAGAATCGTCTACATTAATTGCAATTATATTTCCATAAGAATTAATTTGCACATCTCTAACATTTGCTTGAGCGATATTTGCCTCACTAATCCATGTATTACCAGATTTATAATAAATTTGTATATTACCTGATCCTGGTGCTGACAATGCAGCATAATTACCTGGTTGATTTATTGATATACGCGGATCAATGGATCCTGTACTTTTACCATAATTTATATTTGCCATTAAAGATATATTTGCACCATCATAATTATAAATATGGGCGTAAGCAACATTACTATTAGATAAATTATTTGATATTGCGCATCCAATTATATTAAAATCAGCATTAACTGATATATCTGATACTACCCATCCTGCTGCTACATTTGGAGTTATATTTGCTAAAATATTGGAATTAAAATTTGATGTAAATTGTCTTAATTCTATATTACTATTGGCAACAGGAGTATTATATACCATAACTGCAATTTTAGATCCATCACTATTAATATCATAGACTGTAGGGAAATTATTTGGTGTATTAATATTAGTTATTTGCCAACTATTAAAATAGTTTGTAATTGCTCTAATTGTATAATCAGTATTAGCGGGTGGTAAGGTAGTAGGACCTGCTGAAAATATATATTGACCTGAATTAGTAATTTTAATTGCAGTTCCTATAGGAGTCGAGGTATTAGGGCCAAAAGATTTTATAAAATTAAATGTTACGGGTAATGTAATTACATTACCTTCTTCATTTTGTCGCCAACCCCTTACACTAGAGGATGAAAAAGTAGTATTAAGCATATAAAGTTTGCGTACCTAAAATATCATAGGTAGGTGCGGTATTTGTTTTAATTAATGTAAATGTATATGCTACTTTTCCACTACTTACAGCATTTGGAACTATTCCATTAAACCATTTAATAGATTGAGCAGAACCATCTATTTGTATACCTGACACAACATATGGAGTAACACCATTTTGCAGTATATATGTTGCAGTCACACTTTGACCATTACCAATATATGAATTGGCTGTAATAGTACTATTACCTCTAAAATTTAAAATAACATTGGCTGAAGCATTTGTGGTTGTATATGTAATTGAAGTTCCTATCAAATCAAAATTATAAGTTCCTGTTTGTGCAGAAATTAAAGAAACATTTTCTAAAGCAGTATTAACTATTAAATTTCCACTAGAATTTATATTGCCTGATACAGTTAGATTAGATAATGTACCTAAACTTGTCACATTTGGTTGAGCATTAGTTGTCAATGTACCTGTAATTAAATTTGCTGACAATGTATTTGTAGTTTTATTAAATGTTAGATTAGCACTACCATTGGGTAAACCACTATCGTTGAACACAATTTGTGTATTTGCTCCAGCAATAGGGCCTGTTGCTCCTGTTGGGCCAGTTGCTCCTGTACTACCTTGTGGTCCAGTAGCACCTGCTGGTCCAGTGGCTCCTGTTGGTCCACCACTTGGGCCAGTTGCACCTTGTGGGCCAGTTGCTCCAGTCGCTCCACCAGGACTACCTGTAGCACCCTGTATACCTGTTGCTCCTGTAGAACCTTGAACTCCAAAACCAGTTGCCCCTTGCAATCCAGTAGCACCAGTTGTACCTACCAATCCAGTTGCACCTGTTGGTCCAATTGGTCCTGTACTACCTTGACTACCTGTTGCTCCAGTACTACCATTAAATCCTGTAGGACCTGTTGCTCCATCTGGTCCAGTAGCACCTGTGCTACCTGTGGGTCCTGTCGCACCAGTAGCACCTACTATACCACTTGCACTAATTGTTGCTGTTATAGGAGTAACAACAAAATTAAGATTATTTGTATTTGGATCAATTGTTAAATTAATTTCGCTCATTATTGATATCTCACAATCATACCAATAGGTTCTTTATTGACATCTGCCAAACTTGCGTTACTACTACTTTGACGACTAACTTGTAAAGTTACTACAACAACACAACTATTTGCTGTTGTGTTTTGTGCTGGAGGAATTATAGTTGGTGTAGCATTAGGACTACCTGTACCACCTGTTAAATCACCTGGAATATATAAATAACCTGTACCATTAGCAGCATTACTAAATGCTGCAATTAAATTAGGACTATATGTGCCTGCACCTGTACTTGGCTGGGTAGCATTTAATGTCAAATTACCCATAACAATACTTGTATCACTACTATATGTGATATCAGTCGCAGTATAAAATTTTGCGCTAGTAGACAATGCCCAATTATTTGGCACAGTGCAATTTACTGGATTACCTGAACTATCAGTAAATGTTAATGGTAGTGTATATGATTCACCAGTGTATATCTCAATACACTGCATCTCTGTACCAGCGATCGTAACTGTTTTAGCCCCGTTTAATAATAAACTCATTTTTGTTATTCCTATATATTATTTATAAAGGACCAAAGGAATTAGTTAAGACATACGTACCCCAATAGCACGATACATCAATATTACCTATTGCCCTAGCATACACACCGACTCTTGCCAAATCACCTAAAGCACCTACTTGTAATTCAGTAGCATTTATTTGTACCATTGATCCTAAAGTATAAAAATTGTCTATCCACATACTATGAGTCTGTAATGTATTGATATTTCCACCTGATTTTGTCGCTATGAATGGACATAATTGCAAAGTTGCTAAACTAGAACTAGTTGTATAATAATCAACAGATATCCTAGTTTCAGCAATTTCACCATCACCCCAACCTACATTGCCTATATCTAAACTCATCAATGTATACCAACCTTGATATCCTTCACCTGTATCTTTGTCTAGATTTAATAATGCAGCAAATGCAGGAGTAAAGGAACCAGTACTATTTGCACTATATCCATTTGCAGTATTTGAAGTGCCTTGAGCATATGGCCATGTGTCACCATTAACATTACCTGGAGACACACCTGGAATAATTAATGGTCTATTTCTTTGTGATGTACTATTTGCATATACTGGTACATCAGTTGTATTAGCATCAAAGTTTGGTATACCAAAACCTGTTTCTACTGATATTGGATATCTTGCAGCAGCACCATTGCTTGCAAATGTTATTCTACCTGCACTGTCAACACATATATTTGCACTGTTATAACAACCTGCAACTACACCTGTGTTAGTCATTTTACTACTTGTGATAGTATAATTGGCAATATTATTATTGACTATTGTAAAGTATGCGATATTATTTCCAGTGACAGTATTAGGTTGTATCTGATTACCTCTTATACCACCATTTGCTGTGTTGGGATCATATGGATTGATGTTTGCTCCACCGAAACTAAATGCACCAGGATTACTAAATCTACCTGCAAAATCATTACGTGCAGTTATACTCCAAAAATATGTATTTGCTTCTAAATCATTAACAGTGATTGTTACATTGTTATAATATCCGTTTGCACTATCACTATTGACAAATGGGATACCACCTGCATTCTGTACTGTTTTATATAATTGATGCGTTAATACGTTTGCACTGTTACCATAATTGAAGTCCATGTATATTACTACACCTTCGTCAGGTACACAACTTGTCACGTTAAAACCAGTGACTAATGATTGATTATCAGTAAATGCGCTAAATGTTGGTGGACATGGCTGACTGATTACATTAGGATCTTTTAATCCAGTATTATCTGCTGGTATAAAATCTTGTATAGCATTATCGTTATAAATTGTGTCGTTATATTCAAATGCTTCAATTAATGCACTTAGATTACCTTGTTCATCTTGTACTTCGCTTACGCTGCTGACACGGAATAATTTATCAGTCCAACCATATGTTTCATGATTGACGCGAATGACATCGCCTGCATCTATTTGTATACCACTATAATCTGTTTGACAAGTAATTACTAAATCTTCACGACTTTGCAATAATCTACGAACTGCAAGATATTTTGCTTGCACTGCGTTATTGACTAAAGGTAATGCAAAGTTTAATCTATTGTCTGCTTCATTTGGACTTAATACTTGATTATATGTTACATACCATGCTGTGCTTGGATCTGTAAGATCAACGATCTGATAATCAGTCTGATCTTTGACATTAGTATTTGGATATGCGACTTCTACGCTATTATATGTGTCATTAAGATCAATAGGATTGATTTGTATACCACCGATGACATTACAACTTTTATCATTGCTTGCATTTACATTGAATAAACTTGCTAATGTGCCAGTGTATGGTTTGTTAGGTACTACACGCCATTTACCACTTGTTTCTGTATATTGCAACCAACTATCGCAAGTATCTACTAATAATTGTAAGTTAGTCAAACAATCATTACCAGTATCTAATGGTCCATTGACTCTATAACGTCTTTGTTGTTGTGAACCACCACCAACAGGTACATATGTTATATATTGATCACTATAACTATCTAATGCAGTTAAACTTGCGGTATCTACTAATGATAATGGTATAGCACAACCATATCTTGTATTGGTTAGATAATCTAACATTGCAACACCTGGTTTACAGCCATTATCGCCACCCATGTTGTTAGATATCTTGACCTGTAACGTGTCTAGGCTGGTAGTAGTCGCGTCAACATTATATTCTACGCGAACTATCGCATAGACCATGTTGTTTAATTGTACACTCTGTCCACCACTTGTATAAATTGTTGAGTTCCAACCATCAGGTATACCACCACCTGTAGTGGCATCTGTCATTATTTGATATGGCGTTTGTGTGCTGTTGCTACCTATTGTGCTATTTGCATCGTCTTGGAACAACCAAATATAAATCTTACCTGCCATTTTAGTATCAACTTGTTGTGGCGTAGTATTTGTAATCAATGCATCAACTACACCATTTGCTCCAAATGACACTTTCTTGCCACCATAATATACACCGTCTGCTGTATCAAATGTGACTGTCTGTCCATCTGGCTTTTCGCTTAAAGCGATGACATACCACATGAATTTTTGATCAACACTTATCTTAGCATCTATGACTGGTCCACCTACCCAAGCAGTACCATAGACTATTGGTAATTTATTTTCTGCTGCTGGCGGTAATTGTACTCTCGCGCCCGCGTCTAATCCGCTAGCACTACCAACATCAGCGCGCTTTGCTATAAGTTTGCTGATCGCTTTTGTTGCTACTTTACTGATAATAGCAGCAGCAGCAATTTTAACAACTGCTTTGGCTACAACACTTTTAGCAACTACTGTAGCAATCGCTTTTATGACAGGTACTATAAAACCCATTTAAATCTCCAATTGCCAGATTTTCTCTGACATCTTGTAACCAAAACGACTAAAATCAATATCATGCAATGGTTCACTTGCATGTATCACACTCATCTCAATGCGTTTTAAATCTAATAGTTCTTGTGCATATCTATTATATTCTTCTAATAGTTTGTATCCTGCTCTTGTGTTACGCCATTCATCATCAACATACAAAAGTATTTGCGTTAGCATATACAAGTCAGGTGCCCATAAATTCTCATTGATGATGCCTATACAGATACCAATTGGTCCTTCGCTTTCAGCAATCAATGCTATGCCAGCACCATGCAATATTGTATTAAACATGATGTTAAAATATTCTTCATCAATTGTTTTATTCTGTGGTACAAAACCCATATGCTGTACTTTTTTAGCAATATGTATAAAATAAGGTAAGTCAAATTTATTTGCTTTGCGTATATTCATTGTCTATTTTGCGTGTTAGTAGTGCCAGGTGTCGTACTACGACTACCACCACCACCGGGTACACCGCCTCCATTATAACCAGGTACAACAGTTTTACTTTTTGGATCGCTACCAAAGTCAAAACTAAATCCTGCTAAACTATTTAAATTATTCATAGCACTATCGGTCGTATCAAAATACTGCCAACTGCTTTTGTTAGTCTTGCGACCAGCGATACGATTTTCTAAAATTGTTTTATAACTGCTTGCGTCTAATGTAATAGTAAAATTATCTTCTACGCCATCACGATCTTCTTGTATACTATAGTTTGTCACGATGCCTGTAAATCTTACAACAGCATTTGCTAACACAACATTGTTGTTGAAAAAGCCACGAGTAATCTCTATTTTACTACCACGTATCTTACCTTGGCTTTCTAAAATCTCATAGATGTTATTGCCACCTATACCACTTATTTGTATGCTTGTATCTGCGCTAGTTACACGCAAACTACGTTGCTGTGGTCCAACTGCTAACAAACCACCTAATGGGCTATACTCAATATTACCAATTGTATCACTTGTGTAACTTGAACTAAAGGTAAGCATAGTCACATTGCTTGCATTACCAGATCCAGCAGTACCATTAGCATTAGCAGTAAAGATAGTACCGACAGCATTACTAGGTGCACCTACAGTTGTCCAATTAGTAGTACCTGTAGTTTTAATTTCATATTGTGTATTTGCAACAATATTGGCAGCAGTGGTTGCATTGTATTCATTATATACAACTAATTTAACATATTCTGCTGTAGTAACATTTGCTTTATTACCACTGACTGCTGGAATTGGTGTAGTCATGCTGTACCTACATATTCGTATAATGTAAACTTATCATTGAACTCTATGTATGCATTATTTACAGTTGTGCCATTCACGCGAACTATACCACCTGGTATCAATCTATATGTAGGCATGTTTGGGCAGAACATATAGAAATCACATGCGTTACCTACTGTGATACCTAAATTAACAACATTTACACTTAGTATATTTGGTCTATTGGTTGTAACTGTTATCGTGTTGCTAGAACCACGTAAAACTCTTGTAGTGCTAGTGAATGGATATGGATAATTACCTAACTGTATTAGATCGTTAGGTTCAAAGATGACGCGAGTGCTTGGTATTCCTGGCAATGTCTGTAACACTAATTGATTGCCAACAAAACTTTGTACGCTCATAGCATTTATTTGACCTTGTGACAATGAACCTTGATATCTAAATATCCAACTTAAACAAGCATTAGTGCTGAATGTAACGATCTCTGGGCTAACGCGATCCATAGTATCTAATGCTTCTAATAAATCACGATTGTTATAATAAGTTAAACTTTGTGGCATCTCTAATTCCATACGCCATGGTTGACGAGTAGGTGTCAATGTCACGCGAGGTATTTCGTTGCGTGTTATCTGTAGACCCACAACTTTTCTGCGATCTATAGTTAAACTGCTAGCATTGTTTATGATTGTTTGTAATCCTGCCATTTATTTTATTCCTATGCCATGTATGGCAATTCGCGTTCAGCCATCTTTACGGTGCCAAGTA